TCTATGTAATGGAAATGAATCTTTGAAAATATACTTGCCATAGTTTTCTAAACTTCTACATACCCAATCCATACTGCCTTCTGTATTAGTTACAGTGTATTTACGATCTGTCAATTCAAAAAAGTTTGGACATTCAGGATGTATTACACAATCAGCATCTGTCAAGCAAATCTGATCATATTCAACTCCTTGAGCATCTAACAAATCAAATGCCCAGTATCTATAAAAATTTGGTTTGCAATATTCTGGTTCGAATATAGGCTCGTCTAATACAAATAGATCACAATCATTTTTATCACACCAATGCTTCCAAGAATCTATTCCATACTTATATGGCGCACTTCTATATTCCTGTCCAGGAAATGTTATCGCAGTTAAAAATACTATATTACGCTTCATAATTATGCTTTATCATATTCCATACTTGAGTCATTAATTGAGTTCTTTGCATCTTTTCAAATCCTGTAAAGAACCATAAATACCCATGTTTAATAAAGAATGGTGTATTATCTTCTTTCAATTGCCAATTCGCTCCTAACATTTCTCTTCTATGTAGATGAGTTAATTTCCAAGTTACTGGCATATCCAGATTCAATTCTATTTCATTCTTTTGTAACCAATAATTAAACGGTGTCTGTTCCGTTCCTTTTCTTATCTCTTTATCTTGTAATATAATAAATTTTTCTGAATTATCCAAATATAATTGCTTGAAAGATTCAAAAAAGTTTCTATGTGATTTATTAAAGATAATAACTCCTGAGTTAACATATTTTGTCATGTCCAATTCAAAATCAAAGAATGGTTCATATCCCTTAACACTGTCATATACCCATTTCAAATTATCTAAATCATTCCATGCCACGAACCTATCATCTATCTGATCAAATATATTTGGAGCATCCCATTTAATAATTGATGATGCATCTGCTAAGAATACATTATCCGGTTCAATACCACGATCATCCAATATGTCCCAACAATGAATTGCTTTCTGCCAATTAGCTCTATGCAATTCTATATCTGAATATGGCTCTTCGAATGTAACTAATGTCACATCATTTTTATCACACCAATATTGCCATGATTGTTTTGAATAATCCATCCAATCAAATCCACCATATTTAGTAGATAATAATTCATTTTTTATTCCAGTCCAAAATACTACATTCATATCAAAACTTCATTTAATGCATTATACTTTAAGTAATCTATTTGAGAATAATCGTGATTACTCAATCTAAAATTTTTCCAGTCACCGGCAAAAGGACGCTTAGTATTAACACATCCTGCTATCATATCTATACCTGCTCCTACATCTAAATATACTGCTGGTTTATATTTCTTGAATGTATGCAATACACCAGATTTTGCATGGCCAATACCTAATAAGAATATATCAGCTGTTGATTCTTGTAATTGGTTGCCTACGAATTCCTCAACTAATTTTATATCATCAGCTGCGTATTTTTGAGGAAAATGTATATAATCAGTAAATGAATCTAGACCTAAATATTCCTGATACTCTTTGTGATTCATCAATTCTTCTATCACATTTAATTTTTCACTTGCACCTAATAATCCAATACGTCCTTTGAAATTTTCAAAAAACCATTTGTTAGCAACCAATCCATATCCATATTCCGCAGGATAATCTATTTTTCTATTAATTACATTACGAAACATATTTCTGTTCTGCGGATATATTTCACATGTATAATAATCACATTTCTGAGCACCTTCTACGAATTGTTCATGGCCAATATCATCATATGATTTACTCAAAGCTCTTTTACCAGGACTAGCACTGCCTACTGCATCTTTAGTTAAGAATCTATAATCACCATCTCCAAATTTATAAAATGTAGCAGATGCTTTAGTATCTACTAATTCTGTTATATGCAATTTGAATTTTTCTAAATCTTTTTGAAACTCTGGATATGTATTTTCGTTATGAAAACATTCGTGGCTATCTAAGTTTATTGTATTATTAATTTTATATATATCTTGATACATTATAAATTCTCTTCAAAATATTTGTTAACCCAATAAACAACATAATCAATATCTTCATCAGTCATCGCCGGATGTACTGGTAATGATACTAATCTCAACCATTCTTTATCTGCTATAGGAAACTTTGCGTCTGGATGAGTCATATTCTTTTGTATGATTTCATACTTGTGCAATGGTTTGAAATGTACAGATGTATGAATATTTTTTGATGCTAAATAATCAATTAGATCACTTCTATGCTCCACAGGTACTTTAGAACAATAATATTGAACTGTCTCTGTATGAGGTGGTCTTTCTATACATGAATGTAATTCTTTATTATAACGAGCTTGTACATGACGTCTCCATTCTAATATTTTAGGTAATTTTTTCATTTGCTCTAAACATATAGCTGCTTGTAGATCAATCATATAACACTTATAACCAATCTTATCTACTTCATAGTCCCATGTATATCCAGGCTTACCTGTAACTGTATCTTCTTTGGCTACTCTTGAATATGTAGATGATACACCAAACCATGTCATCTCTTTTAGTTTGTTATATAATTTTTCATCATTCAAAGTGATCATACCACCGTCACCACATGGCATTGTTTTAACTGCTTGAAATGACCAAATTGCAATATCGCCTTTTTGTCCAGCGCCTTCTGTATAACAACTATGTGCACAATCTTCGATTATCAATCCATCAAAAAATTCTCGTATCTCATCAATAGGTGCAGGAACACCAGCTTCATTAACTGCAATCACTGCCTTTGTATTAGGTGTTATTGCTTTGCGAACGGCTTCCGGATCGATATTCATGTTGATAGGATCTACATCAACTACATTTGTAGTGATATTTTCTTGCCATAAAGGAATCATTGCAGTAGCCATAAAAGATATTGTAGGATTAATAACATCTCCATCTTTTATATCCAATGCCTTCATTACCAAGTCTTGTCCATGAGAATTACTGGTAACGGCTACGGCATATTTAGCTCCTACCATTTCTGCAAAATCTTTTTCAAATTTGGCAACCAATGGTCCTTTACCCCACCAACCGCTTTTTATAACTTTAGATAACGCATCTATTTCTTCTTGACCACCTTCTGGTCTTAATACTGGTAACATTGTCTTTCTTAGTTTCATAATCTATTCTTCTTTAAATATTTCTATACATAAAACATTATTATCGTTTATCATAAGCATAGTACCATCATTACATTTCATTTTTGTAAACTGTCCTTGTTTAATAGTTGCTGGTAATATGCCATGATATGTTCTCTTTACTCCATTTACAAAATGTATAATTTGAGTAACCGTTTTTCCTTGTTCATTAACTGATGATTTTAAATTTTGCATTACAACTTCTTATAAAATTTTTCAAATTCATTATATAATTCATCTGCTGGTGCTTCGTATAATTTAAAATTATCATATTTATCAAAGATTTCAACTTTTTCTAAATCATTTGTTAAATCTCTTTCCCATTGAAATTTCAATCTAAATCCTTCCTGTTTAGTTTGCTGTGTAAATGTAGCAGCATCTTTTATAAAGAAAGGAAATACAGCTGTACCTGAGGCACCGTATATACTACATTTAGTTGATTGTAATAATGCTATCTGACGTTCAACAGAATCTTCACCAGCGAATATAATTGATTTGATATATTGTTTATTTTTCTGATACATGACTGTATCTTGCATTGAAAGCCCTCCTCCGGCACTACTGCCTTCTTTTCTCGGTATTCCAATCATCACAACATTAACTTTTAGCTTGTTAACCAACATATCTACAAATGTTTCCCAATGGTCTGGATTCCAATCCAATTTACATACATTACCATTTCTATATCTAATACGTGCCATTACCGCAACCGTCTCTCTATCATTATCAAATTGAATTTCTTGCTCAACAGATTTTAGAATTTCTTGGCTTGCTGTATAATGCTTTGCATCACCGATCAATGTTTCTGATAGCACTCTGTCGGCTGATATTGGCACCGTATTTGGTTTCCAGATCTGGATATCAGTATATCCTTCATCTGCATAACCTTGAGCAATTGAATTTACAAAATTATTTAAGTTATCTGGTATTATATCTCCTTTACCAGTAACATGCTCTCCGTATGTAGCTGGATACATTAACGTATCATCTATTTCTTTTGGATATGGTATATATGCATCTGTAAAATCTTTATATAATACTTTACGGCCGTTAAATCCTACGGCTATGGCATCATAATCTTTAAACTGCTCATTTCTTGCAAATCGAATTTCAGGTATCCACCAACTCAATTCATAACAAAATTCACCGCACCACGGTCCAAATATAATTAATTTTTTACTCACTCGTAACTCCTTTTAGATTTTTAAACATGTCATGCAAATGAATTGCTAATTTTTCTGGGGCCATTTCTTCTTTAAATTTCTCTCTTGCATTTTCTATAATATAACAATAATCTTTGTAATTTCCTAATATATCATTAATTTTTTCTTCTAAATCACTAAAGTCATGTTTACATGAAACATATGTCTCACCGTCCACAAATACATTAGGCGCTGTATCTATATAATTCATATCTGGTTTAATCAATACAGAACCAAACATAGCTGCCTCTAAGTCTCTCGGTGCCATTTCTCCATAACCAAATGGCGCAAATAATATTTTTGAATTGAATGTTCTATTGTAATATTCTTCTTGTGATACTCTAATACCATTATCTAATTTTGCAACGTTAATAGATGCATTTAAACCATTGATAGCATCTATACTCGGACGTCTAAAGGTATCATAATAGTCACTCTGGACTATACCATGCTCATAAACCTTTTTGGGACTAGGGTATTGAAACATGGCCGATACATCATATTGCTTAGGCCTATCAATATCATACCATTGTACTTGTATTCCAGACCAATGAGTTGATAACCAATTTGTACCTGATAATACTATCCTATCTGAATATCCATCAAAGTCCTTTATTTGATAATCACCATCTCCCCAATAATGCCTTCCTAATGCAGATGGCTGTTTATATAAAGATCTATCTTTTAATAAACTATTTTTCATTAACAGTAAAGCATTTGATTCTTTAAACACTTCATATGCTCCTATCAATGACGTAGAATCTTGGCCATCCAGTAACATGTAATCACCGTCGATTTTAGATAAAAACTCTAATCCATCATTAACTGATTGTTCTAAAGATACCTTTTTATTTAAGAAACTTGCTTGAGCTATCCATGCATAATCATATGTATCTCCTTGAGTAAATTCAATACCTATTTCACGTAATATGTTTTGAGCAGCAAGGTAAGGACGAAAAGCACATTCATTGCGATGCTTATCCAGTTCATATAATTTAATTTTGATCATATCGTATCATAAAATGCGTTCTGTCGTTCTTGCCGTTCTATTGATTTTGGATGATGTAAACAATACTCAGGATTACTTGGCATATGAGCAAATTTCTTATATCCAATTAATCGTTCATGGACTTTACCTTCCCATTTGATCTCATTACTATTTTTATATAATCTTAATTGAGGATCTGGAAAGTTAACCCATTCCTTATCATTAACATTCCATTGCCACTTTGCAACATGTTCTCTGGTTAAACCACTTACGGTGTTTATTCGTGAAACCCAATATGCTTCAACATCTGGATGTTCATTGATAAACCATGGGATTGCCTGCATTAAATAATCATCGGGGTATTCATCAGCATCTAATTGAAGAATCCATTCTCCAGAACATAATGAATTAAGATAATTTTTATGTATACCAAAATCTTTGTTAAGTGAATGATATGCACGAATTACATTAGCGTCCATATTTTCTTCTGCAAAGATTTCTACATAATCTTTTACTTCTTGTGTATGATTCGATTCATCTACTAGAATAACAATCTCATCTTCTTTTGATTTATGTTTTAAAAGATAACTAGTAAGATTTTTTATTTCTTCAATTTCAGTACATACTGGGATTGCATAACTTATTTTCATTCTGCTTTTTGTTTTTCTAGTTCTTGATAAGCCTCTGCTGCTAATGAATAAAATCTATCTAATGCAGTATCAAATTTATCACCATCAAATCGTTCTGCATTATCAACGTCTAGCCTAGATGTAAAATATTCACCCTCTTTTCCAGGAATTGGATATTTTTTTCTTTCATCACCCACAATCATAACAACTTTACATACTTCCCATTTAATATCATCACGAGATGTACCTATAGGATATAACATTCCAATACCATTCATTTGAAGAAATGCTGGATACCATACCAATCCACGATCTTCATCTTCAAATTTACATTCACGCATTAATTCTGTCAACCGAGTTTCATATTTTTCAACAATATCAGAATCAATTTTCATATTATCCGTAGTAGTAAATCCGGATTCCATACACATATAAGATGTGATATTAGTCTCTTTATCTGCTTCGACTATGACACATACATTTCCTGTTATAGGAGATTTTTCATCATAATCTAATTTAATGTTATTAGTTTCTTGTGTTTCCATTATGCTTCAACTTTTTTTAATTTTGGTAATTTAAGTGTAGGTTTTTCAACTTTTTTTAATTTTGGTAATTTTAAGCTTATTTCTTGAGGTATATCTGATAATCCTCTATCTACTAGATCAATGAATTTCAATGCCATTTTATCCAATGTAAATGTTGAATTAGTATATTTCATCTGTTCTTTAGCTTTTGGAAGATATTTTTTATAATCTTCTGATATATCTTTTATTACTGCGGATGCATATTGATAATTAACAGTGAACCATTTTGATCCTTTTAATAAAAATTTATCTGCCGCAGATTCATGAATTTCTTTTAAGTCCCCAGGTAACATTATAGAATAATCTTTAAGGAAGTCAACTTGTCCAGACCAGGCAGAAGCTATAACCGGCTTGCCAGTTGCAGTAAATTCTAATAATGGCCTTCCAAAACCTTCTCCTTTTGTAAATGATATCATTGCTTTAATCTTTGGATGATTATATAAAGAATTCATTTCATTATCTGTTAAATCTCCGTGTAACAAATATATTTTAGGAGCCTTATGCCCGTATGGTGCCAATATCTGTTGTATCTTTTGCATATGCTCATCTCTATCCATTATAGAAAAACCTGCACCGGATGTTTTTAAAATAAGAGCTGGTCTGTTATGACTTGCTTTATTTTTATACGTTTCTGCGAATGTCTTAACTAACATACCAATATCTTTTCTATCCTGCCCCATCGCACCTCTCAGCCAATGCCCCACAAACAAAAAAGCAAATGACTCTTTAACTATAGATAGCTGGTCTTTTATTGATTTATGAATTTCATTCGTACGTTTATAAACATTTGTATCAATTCCTTCGAATAATACTTCAATAGGTTTTTTTAATGACAATTCATCAATTTTTTGTTTTGTCTTATCATCTATCTTATCATAAACACTTCTAACAAATCCATCTTTTGAATGTTGTGATGTAGTAATAATCAAATCCATTTTATTACATCCTTCGATAAAATCAGACGATACTTGATCTGTTTCTATACCAGCTGTTACACCAATGTTATATTTACCAGCGGCTTGAAATTCATTAGGTACTGAGACTTGTATAAATACATCTGGCTTCTGATTAATCTGCTGAGTTGCTATACGTTTCATTATATTAATATGATCATCATTATCATTTTTCAATGCATCAGCTGGGCATGATCCCCATGGCAATGATATAATCTGAATTTCATATTTATTGGATCGTATTAAGCTTGTTACTAAATCTCTTGTATGATTTCCATAACCGGACCTAGTTGCAACCGGTCCTTGAACTACTATAAATGGTTTCATATTATTCCTACGTTTTCTAATTTTTGTTTTGGTTCTATTTTATACATTGTAAATTTTTCTCGAGGCGTCCATTTTTCAAAACATTCCTCCATACATTCAGCAAATCTATAAGACATTCGTTTAGCTGACATATTAGATTCATTTCCATTAACCCAGGCCTGACCGGCCATGCCATATTCTTCACGTTTTTCTTTTGGCATCTTATACCAATAATACATTGCTATAGCAACATCATCCGGAGCACATCTGTCGTCAAATATATAAGGGGTCTGCGGTGATCCTTGTAATGATCTATTAGATGGATATACTGGCATTGCCCATTTAGCATGTTGTCGATATGTACCTGCATGATTAGTAGGAAACTCTGTATCAAATTCTATCCATTTACCATCTTCTTCAAATCTACAACCATCTTGTAATCCACCGGTTACATTATTAATAATAGGAGTTCCAGTATGTAACGACTCGCACCATGAAATGCCAAATCCTTCGTTAGAAGCTATATTAACAGTTACATCTGACATATTGTAATAGAAATTTAATACTTTAACATCAACTGGTTGGTCGCTGAATACCACATTGCAATCCGGTGCAATTGCTTGTTTAACAGCCATTAAATCTGTACCATTAGGATCGGATACTTGAGTATGCATTAATAATGCACATTTCTTTTTCTGTTCATTTGATAACTTATCACAAAATTGCTTGAATGCTAGTATCAAATCACCAGGTTGTTTTCTTCTAATGTTTCTATTATTCCAAAAGAATATAAAATCAAAATCATGATTGCTTTTAAAATTTTTCAAGAAATCTTGATATTGTTCCCAATCCGGTGATAACTCTGTTATAGGGAAAAACTTTTTTGAATTAACCCCATGAGGTACCCATTGAACTGCCCAATCCGGCTTTGGATGCTTCTGCAATACATTTGTCACGATGTTCTGTGTTTGTCTAGATATATTCATTATCAAATCACATGACTCATAAGCACTTTCATTCCAATGTGGATATGGAAGATCATCCCATATATTATAATACATTAACGGAATATTTTGTCTAATTGAATGTTCTATCTGATACAACCAACCCCAAAATCTAGGATCTGTAAAATGTACGATGGCATCTGGTCTTTCGACATTCATTATCTGCTGTAATATTTGTTCATTGCCATATCCAGAACATGCATATATTTTTACCGATGCATCATCAATACCAGTTTCTTTTCTTACATCATTTGATACATCGAAGACCTTTCCTTCTTCTGGATGTTTAACAGCGGCTCCTAATTGAACCCAGTCATATTTATCAACCGTACCCATTACAAATTCCTTGGACATGGTTGCAATTCCAGAATGCATTCTCAAGTCGTCAGATAATAGTAATATCTTTTTCTTTTTTGGTTTGTTAGGGTCTAGTTTTTTAAGTTTTGGTAACTCTATTTTTTGCATTTTTACTCCTTATAACTTTTATATAAATATTGTTTAAGATAGGATAACCACCTTTTTTTCATGCTTTTGAGCAGATTTAATTGCACTTTCTGAACCATTGGCTGTTGAACCATTTGGAACTAATGCAATCATACAATCACAATTTTTTGCAATCAAATTATTTCTATGATGAAACTGAGACACATGGTATGGTTTATCATAATAATGTTCAGACATCGCACTATATAAATTCTTTGGTGTATGAGCCGGGTTATATTCTTTATATGTAATTTCAAATTCTATTGAAAATTTCTTTACATACTTATCAGCACCATCTTTCGCACCACCACTTATAATAATTAATTCTTTACCAAATTTCTGTTTCAAATCTGTTAATAAATTTTTTATCTTACGTATATTCTCATATTGACGAGAACCTATAACTGCTACTCTCATTCTTTTATTCTATTAGCTTTTGGACATAGATCATCACGATCTTTGAAATCACAATACTTACAATTCTTCTTGTTCTTACCAGCACTTGCAACATAATCTCTATCAGATATATAATTACCTTCGCTATCAAAACACGTCTCTACCCAAGCATCAATAGATCTATTAAGTTTATTACGAGTCGGCTTACCGCTGGCCGGCATATGTTCTTGTACTCTCTTTTGAGGAAACATTGCTCCTTCGATAAGCTTTCGCTTGACAATCATATATTTGATCTTGATCTTCTCGACATTGAAACCAAATTGCTTTGCAAAATATTCTTTATACAAAACTAATTGAGATGATTTCAGAGAATCGGCTTTCTGATATTTGTTCCATCCCATCGTACTAGTTTTTATATCAATGATAGTTATTTCATCTGTACGTTTATCTCTAATAATAACATCGATATATCCTAACATGTAAATACCTTTGTCTTGATTCACAGGATGATATATTGGCAATTCAATACCAACTAGCTCTTCGTTCTTAGCTGAAAAATACTTACTACGATGTCTCTTAATATAATCTAGAATAGTAACTCCATCCTGATAAAATTCAGCTAATTCAAACTTAGTAGAAAAATGATCATCCATCTCCTTTACTGCATGCTGGTAATGATGTCGCATTCTTTCTTGTAACATAGCATTCAAATCTAATTCATCTGCTGCCTTAGCTGTTTGTTCATACATCACCGTTAAATAATGCTGTAACGTCTCATGAAAGGATGTTCCAAATAAAGTATGAATACTTTGACTAAATTGGCGGAGGCCACGTATATATGCTAATTCCCATTGCTTTGGACATTTACTATACATTGCAAATTGAGAATATGATATTTTACGATCACCTTTCTGCGGCTCTTTGATATTGAATTTTATTAACTTATGCATATATAAATATAATGAATTATTTTCAATAAACCAAATTTTTTCTATGCTAATTTATCTATAGATCTCTGCAAATACCACATTGCCTTTTCCAGATCTTCTAGTTCAGCCTCTGGCTTTTTCTTACCTGCACGTGATACATATTTTACAACATTGCCTAAGTTAAAATCTAAATCCCATGCTTCAATTACTTTGATAGCTTCATATGGATTATCCTTACCGCCATAATGAGGTGGGTGATATACCTGCTCAGATTCTGTGAACTCGACTTTGGTTTTTCTATCTTTAATTATTTTATCCATTGCTTGATTTCCTTTTCCGTTTTACCATAATCCTTTAACAGATTTTTCAGATCATCTACACTATTTTCTTTCCAAAAGTCAATATACGTTTTAGCATCGCGTTTTGATATCTGATAATGTTGAGTCAATAATCCTAACAGATCATTGTTATAATCTTTTGATTTTTTACCTTTTATATATTTACTATACATTTTCTGTTTTGGTAATACATCACAATACAATTGATATACATGTTTTTTACTTAACGGACCAATTGTATATTGTTGAAACATATCAACTATCTCAATTAGATCAATGTTCATTGACAGCCACCTATTGATTAAGTATGGCGAAAATGATTTTTGATCTAATTCAGATAATGTATTCCAATCGGTCTTTTTAAATGTAATATTAGCTAAATGATCAAATATAGTAGCTGCTTTCTTCATATTATAAATATAATAACTTTATCTCGTAAGTCCTAATTACATTCCCATCATTGATGGATCAACTTGAGGTGCTGGTTTATCTTCTTTGATTTCAATCATCACACATTCAGTAGTTAACATTGTACCAGCAACAGAGGATGCTTTTTCTAAAGCTATTCTTGTTACTTTAACCGGATCAATAATTCCTGCCTCAATCATATTAACAACCTTTTCTGTCCTTGCGCAATAACCATCTGTATATGGACCGGAGCCGTTAAGTCTACTATAAATTACTTCTGCATTCAATCCTGCGTTCTTCATGATAGTA